CGATCACCAGACGCTCAATGGGAACAACTAGCTACACGGGGACATCTGTTTTTGCAATTCGCGAAATTTTCGCATTGCAAAAACCAATTCAGGATGTTGCACGACACATCAAGACCGGGGAAAAGATGTCCCTACAGAAAAACCCCGGAATTTGCTGTTACTCTCCAAACATGCCCGGCTCCATCCGTTCCCAGATGTCGCCGAATGCAGCAAAGCACCGATAAAACTTTCCCTCGTCATTCCCGAGATACACAATCGCCGAGGGAAACGGGGCCGGATCATCGTTCCCGATAAACGTGAGACGGCCACTTACGAAGCAACACTTAAAATCCCTCAGCCGTGCGAACCATTGCGTATCTGTTCTGGCGGGCACGAGCGCAATCGCTTCCTCCACGCCACCGTGCGCATGCTCTTCACATAACTTCGCAACCCATGCGTCAATCTCGCGGCCATAGGGCGGATTCATATACACCCGCCCGCACCACGGTTGGGTTAAGCCGTCATCCGTCCGTGCATAATGCTTCGCCGCTGGGACGTTTGGCGGGCCGTCGTTACTACAGGGATCTAAATCGATCGCCCCGAGGCACGCGATCACCGCTTCGAGAATCTCTGGCGGCGTATAGTGCTCCACCGATTCACTGGAATGATGCACGTCGAGTGATGACGGTTCCTCGTCGTCCGGTTCGTCTATCTCATCCGTATGATTCGTGGATTTATGTGCGATCTTCATGAACGCTTCGCGGAAGCGTGGACGCGGTATTTCAAACGCATGCGTTTGAAATACTTCTTGCACGCGCGAGACGTGCATTTGCGAATACGGCTGCCCCGTCCGCGCACTAATCCACTGCTCTGCGATTTGCCACTGCTTTAAGCCCTTATTGAGTTGCTCCACGACTCGCTGCGCTTGATCCCAAAGCATCGCGTCGGCATCCGTCTCGGCGTGGTCGATGCGTTCCTCGAGCGCGTTGATCTCGCGCATCTCGAAATCAAGTGCGGCTTGAATAACAGCGGTTGGCTTCATACGTGTAACAGCTCGTCTGGAAACAAGCGCGGATTGAGTTCGCGTTTTTCGCTGCGCAATGCCCAGGACAAAAACTCATCCAGCTTCAACACCGCCACAAGTCGATCGCCATCGCATTGGGCCTGCAACCAGGCGAACGCTCCAGGTCGGCACGCCCCACCAAACACCACAACGATCGCGGGCACTTCGTAACGGGTTTTGATGTTTTCCGCTAGATAGAGGAATTTCTCATCCACCGATCCGGGACTGTCCTGCCATTTGGATTCGACCGCCAGGCCAGACGGATACTTCACAAGATTGGTTACGATGAAATCCGCGCGCAGCCGCCACGGATGTATCGGTGTGTGATAGATGGAATAGCCAACACGCTGCTGGCGTTTGAATTCCAAGCCAACACCGCGCAGCACATCTGCGAGGAAGTTTTCTGCCGTGCGGCCGGATTGATTCGCTTTCACACTCCCGCCCGCCGGCCGAGCGTCACGCCGGATTCATACCGGCGCCGATCCGCATACCGCGCCCGCGCAATCAGCCCTTGCCAGATCACCGGCCGCGCCACGAGCGCGCGACAGGCGTCTTCCGGCGCCCGCCAGTAACAGCCAATCACCGCCCACACGCCGAGTTCATCGGCGACCAGGCCCAGCTCCTCGACGAACGCCTCGAAATCCTCGGGGATCGACACCGGTGGTTCGGGTTCGAGGAAACGCATAAAGCCCTCCCCCTTCACAGCAGCACGTCGGCTTCGGCCGTGATCGACACGATCTCGCGCGTCAGCTTCTTGTGCGGCTGGGTGACGAGCACGACGCATTCGCCCGACGCATGAAACGCCGACGCTTGCGCGGCCTTGTCGTGATCCATCGTGCCGGCGATGTCGCCCGTGTCGAGCTTGATGTAGGTGGCGCCCGAGGTCTTCCCCGGTGACACGTTCTCAATCACGCCGGTGATCGTCATGGTGTCGGCGATGAACGGGCGCCAGGCGGCCGGGATGCCGTCGCCCACGAGCGGCGCGTTCAGGTTCGCCGGGACCACAGCGGCTCCCACCTCTGCCCCGCCATCGGGCGCCCCTCCAGCGGGCCCCGGCGAAGCCGTCAAACTCTTCGCGAGCGGGGTGTGGTCGTTCCCGCTCTGATCCATTTCCTCTTTCACATACAACCCGTGGAGCTGCTTCGGAAAGGCTTTCCGGAGCGCGAGCGCTTCCGCACATTTCCCGAGCATCACATGCGGCATCTTTTTCCACATGAAATCCTGGTCGGCGGGCTTGTATTCGCTCCACCGCGCCGTCGCGCTGAACGGGGCGCGCTGCCCTTGCACCAGGCGATACACCGTCACTGTTGCCGTGAAATTCGGTTCTTTGATGGTGAGGGATCCGCTAAACACCGCGTCATCAATGCCGACGCATTCGCCGGACTCGGCGGCGCGAATGCGCAGGAAATCGATGGACGTGATCGGGGTGTATTTCCCAGCGCGCTTCGTGAAGTGGATCAGCTTGTCGAGAGGGTGCACGCCTTGCCGGGCGCAGTCGTAGAGGAATAGCTGAAGCTCTGGCGGTGTGGCACCTGCCGCGACAGTGGTTTTTACGAGCTGCAGGTGCTCGTCGGTGACGACCGGCGCCGTCGAGGGAATCGTCGCCAGTGCCAGTCGATTCTCGGCCATCTCCTGCTCCCTTCGTTGCGTCTCGCGGTTGCGGTAAAAGTCTTTCCCATCCATGCGCCGCTGAATCGTCCGCATGTCGACGAAGCGGCGGCCCACGGTCTTACTTCGTATGCGAAATCTTCGTCACGCCGTTCAGCCGCACATACACGAGCACAATCCGCTTCATAGTGGTATCCTCTAGCCCGTATCTTATTGATACGGCACAACTTAACATCTGTTATGAGACTCACCACAGGGAGCGGCCGAGGCCGAGCCCAGCCCTAGCCGTGGTGTTATTTCGCCTTCGGTTTTGTCTTCCGAGGCCGGCCGCCCTTCTTCCCGTTTTCGCGCACGGCCTTCTGCTTCGCGGGAGACGTCGACTTCCCACCTCTGCGGCCCAGAATCGCCGCCGCGGCCGACATCATGATCCGTTCTTCCGCTGTGGGTGGTGGTCGCACGCCGAGAAGTGTGCGCCCGACGCGATTTGGTTGTCAAGTCCCAACAACCTTAGCTGATAAACCTAAGCACAGTTGGCGCAAGTATACTAGGCGGAGCCTAGTATACGTCCACCATTTTGCCGGGAGCCGGGCCACGAATCCGTCTTGCACGGCACTCTGACAGGGAAGGTCACAACCTTATCAACGCCGTGCAGAAACGAGCGGCCACACGTCCCGAGTTATGATGGCCCGAGTGATGACGACGGACATCCACATGCCCACGAACGCCGACGCCTCGCTGGTTCACTACGCGCCCGATAACAGCCAACAGGCCGTGACGCTGTGCGGCTCATCTGACTCGACGGCGATCGTCGTCTGGGAACGGGCGCGCGTGACGTGTGAGGCGTGCGCGAGTCGCTTCGACCGCTCCCTCCAGCAGTTACGGCAACACTGGACCCGCGTCAAACGCGGGACGGTTTCTCGGGCAACTTAAAACACGTGTCGCGGTCTAGCGGCTGGTCGAACGGGTGACAGGATAGGTCACACGGGCACAGCCGGGGCCATGCCGACCATGCGGAGCAGATACCAGATCAGGATCAGCACCACGACGATGCGAATCACGATGCGGATTGGTTCGGCCATCGGAATGAAGTGCTCGACGAGGTAGAGCACCGCGCCGAGGATGACGAGCGCGAAGAGAAACGTGATCATGTGCCCTCCTCCGTCGGCCCGCCACCGGGGCCGAAGCGTTCCGCGAATTCGTCCGCCGAGATCACTTCACTGACCTTCCCGCTATAGCGGCTCGAAATCACCCAATCTGTTTCGTGCACCACCACCCAGCCCAGCGGCAGCGCCACGCGCGGCAGCCCGTCCTGATAAATCGGGAAGCCCCCGCCATCGGGGCCCAGCGCGCTCGTGGGATTGATCACGACGCCGATCGGCAACGGTTGCCCACTCAGGTATTGCTCCGCATACACCCGCAGCGGGCGTTCGGTATGCGGCGATTGATTGCCGGCGGGCGGCACAGGGGCGGCCATGCGATCTCCCTTACGGCGCGATATACACGCCGTTGAATATCAACTGTGACCCACTGAGCGTGGCGTTCGTATGGTTCGCCATCGTCGCCGGATTCAGGAGCGTCAGATAGCTGAAGCCCGAGCTGAGATGAAACGTCGTCGGCGGGCCATACGTCTGATACAGGCCGCCGATCTGCGCGCTGTTCACAAACGGCAAGCCGGCGATGAGCGCGGGTTGTGCCGCACTCTGCACCGGATAGGTGACGTGGGCCCAGATAAAGACCAGGCGCCCGATGCGACTGTAGTTGGCAGCCGTGACGCCGAGCGAGAGCCCCGCCCCGCTAAAATCCGACGGGATCCACGGCGTGATCGTCGCCCCGAGCGCCGCGATCGCCAGATCCGACGGATCGAGAATCACCGTCTTGATCTTGTCTTTGTTCCAGACCGTGCCGACGAGGTTCGAGCCGTCGTCGTCGATGAGCGCATTCCACGGGCCGCGGTCAATGGGCATTACGCATCCGCCTTCTTGATGAGCATCCGGAGCACCGCGTCGAGGGAGTGGTGCACGTTACTCGCTGTCACGGTAAATTTCGGCTTCAGCCCGGGCACGCCCATGTCGGTGATCGCGACGTCTTGAATCGTCAGCGTTTCGTTGATCGCCGGCGAGGCCAGGGCGATCGCGACGGTCTTGCCGCTTTTGGTTTTCGTGTCCCGAGACGCATAGGTGACGGTGACGATCGGCCGGCTATACAGTTCGAGCTGCGCGTCGCACACCTGGTTCAGACTCGCTTCGGTGCGGCGTTCGTCGCTCCAGATGTGTTCATAGACGCCATCGCCGCCGCTATCGACGGACGCCATATACGCCTGCGCCGCCGGATCGTCGCGTTGCACCCAGACGAAGATCGGGCTGTTGCGAATCACGGCATCGGTCAGGCCGGTGACGCCGACGAGCGCGGGCGCCGCGGTGATCGTGCTGTTGTAGCTGATGCTGGCAACGATCGCGCCCGGTCCTGTCGGCGGGACACCCGTTAACGCCGTCGCGCTTTTCCCGGTGTAGCGGATCACCTGTTCGCCGTTCCCGATCACGGCCCAGCCGCCCGCTGTGGCGAAGGGCGTCGTGTTCGCGACGATGATCGCCGTCGCGCCCGCCGGCACTTGCCCGCTCGGCTGCACCAGGCCCGAGGTATCCGAGGCCGGCGGGGGCCCCTGCAAGGTGGCATCGCTGGCCGTATCTGTGAACACGGTCGTCGCGTTGTCGCCAAGGCCGGTCACAAGTTTGAGCGCGGATCCCCCGGCCACCGTGCGATACAGCATGCGCCCGGTTACCGTCGCGCCGCCGAGCGGTAGCACGACGGTGACGCGATTCGCCAGCGCCGTATTCGAGACGGGCAACGTCGCCGCGCCGAGGCCGGCGTTCGCGGTCGTGTCGGTGTAGGTCGTCGCGGTGTTATTCGCGATCGTCGCGAGATACTTCCAGCCGGTCGCCGCCGAGTAGCGATACAGCTTGCGCGCGGTGACGTTCGCCGGGCCGATCTGAATACCCGTGAGCGGGATCGTCTGATAAGCCGTCCCAGGGACGAGGGCCGTATTCGTCGGCGGCACCGGACCCGATCCCTGCACTTCGCCCATGTGGTTCGTATATGCCGACGAGTCTGGTAGGTTGAACAGCATGTAGCCCTTGGACACGCCGTTGACGTAGAGATACAGCCGCCGGAACGTCACCGACGGATCCGAGGCCATTTGAATATTCGCGATATTGATCGCCTTAGCCGTGCCCGCCGGCTGCCCAGGTGCCTGCACCGCCGTGAGCGCATTCGACGGCGGCCCCGCCGTGGTGACGCCGTTCGCATTCCCAAAGACGGTGTAATACCGCACCTGATCGCCAGGCTTCCAGACTTGCGTATAAAACTCTGAGGACGATGAATTACTTGCTGTGGGCGACACCGTCGGCGGCGTCACGTAATGCCCGCCAAGTGACGTGGTCACCGGCGGCAGGCTCACCGGCCCATTCGTCGTCTCGCCGACGGCCGTCACAAACGTGATCGCGTATTGGTAGTCGCCGGGATCGACCGCCCCTCCCGACGTCGCCGCACCCGCGAGCGGCGCCGATGCGGGGCTCGCGAGCGGCCCCACCGTGATCGCGCTGATCGGGCTGGGCAACGATTGCCCCGCGGCCGTCGTGAACGTCACCGCGTATTGATGCGTGCCAGACTCGATCCCCGTGCCATTCGCTAACGCCAAGCCGAGCGGCGCCGATGGAGCGGCCCCCGGCCCGACGAGGCCGCCGCCGCCACCGAGCTGCACGCCGGTATAGGTCAGCACCCGATACGCCGCGCCATCAGGCACCGCCGCCGCAATCGCCTGCCCGCCGACCGCGTTGAACATCTCGCCGTTCTCCAGCGGGATGATCGTCGTGCCGGCATCAAGCGACGTCGCGATCTGCGTGCTGGCGCCCTTCCCATAGACGCGCGTCCGCACTTGCGATTTATCCGCCGACCACCGGATCGCGGGCTCATGCAGGAAGCGCCCCGGCGTGTCGTCGATCGGATCGGGCGGCGTGCCCGGCGGCGTGACGAAGAGATACAGCGTCTTGTTCTCGAAATACCAGTAGCCGCCGATCAACTTCGCGAGCGCCGTCAAGCAGCCCTTCATCCCGGCTTCGCTGCCGTCGAAGGTGATCGAGACGACCGGCAAGTTCGCTTCGACGCCGGCCGTTGAGAAGCCGGGCGCGTAGGTGCTGATCAGCGTCTGGGCGATCGTCGTCGCCGAGATGCCCACGAACCGCATCAGCGGGCGCCGGCGGTTCGCGCGGGCCGTGTCATCGATCGCCGTGATGGGATGCAGCACCGTGTCGGGGCGCCCTTTGTAGGTGCGGTCGACGGTCTGGAGTTCGCCGCTAAACAGCAGCGTCGGATTGTTCGCGTCGACCCAGACTTCAATCGGGGCGCCAATCGAGGGCGCCGCGCCATAGAGCGTCAGGCTGCAGGTATTCGGCGCGTCGAACAGCGCATCACGAATCGAGACGGATTTATAGATCACGCGCGTTGGCGCCGTCGGTTGCGTGACATCGATCCCGCCGATGATGATCCAGACCTTCGCGGGCCGTTCCGCCGCCTGCGCCGCCGTGAGATAGTTCAGGCGGAAGTTGTTGAGCCGGGCGGTGCCGAGAACAGCGGGTTGCAGGGGCACTAGTTCACCAGCGAGCCGCGCTGAATCTGACTGGCGATCGTGTCGCTGACGCGCTTCGCGATCGCGCTTTCGGTGTCGACGATGTTGAACACGTTGCTAATCGACGGCGCGTTGTAGCCGCTGCCGGGCCGGTGGATGAGGCCGGTGCGCAAGCCATACGACAGGACGTCTTCGCCCCCGCCGACCTGCGAACCCATATGCGTCGCGTTGTATTGGCGCCAGAGTTCATCCTGATTCGGGATGGTCATCCCCGACGTGTCGATCGCGCCCCCGCCGCCCTTCGGCCCGAGAAAGGATTCGGCTTCCTTCATCGCCGTCGAGACTTGCTCGATGTTCTCGGTGAGTTTCTCGATTTCCGGGTTCACCTTCTCGCCAATCACTTCGGACGTGAAGCGCCATTCCGAATTCCACGCCTTCGTGTCGGCGTAGTTCGTTTTGATCCAGGCGTCGAGGGAGCCGAGCGCCGGTTCGGTGACGGCCATCGTCGCCGTGTTGTATTGCATGCTCTTGTCGAGCGCCTGGACTTGCGCCGCCGTCAGGCCGTATTTCGTGGCGATCGATCCCATCGACACGTCAAGGGCCAGCAGCTTCGTCGCGTGCGCCGCGATCGTGGGATCAATCGCGGCGATGGTTTTCTGCCAGCCGAGCCCGGCGTTGTTGATCTCTTCTTGCGCACGCGCGAGCGCTTCATACCGCGGCTTCGCCTCGTCGGCCCACGCCTTTTGCGCCTTTGCGCTCTCGGTGATCGTGCGGTTGTAATATTCCAGCGCCCGCGTGCTGATGCCGTAGTGCTCCGCGATCTCTTTGTTCGTCGAGTTATGCGACTTGAGTTCCGCTGTAATCGCCGGTAACTGACTGCGCACGCGCGAGAGTTCCCCCTCCCATTCTTTGACGCGCTGCGCCCCGGTGTTAAAGCTTTGATTCGTGTCGGCGTTGTGCTTCGTCACGATCCGCAAGGCTTCGCCAACATCGGTGATCGCCCGCCCGGCAATCTCGGACGCGCGGGCCAAGTTCATCGCTTTCGCCGCCGCCGTCTCGCCGGCGAGATCGCCCCAGCCGACGAGCTTCGCCGTCGCATCGCCGACGGACTTCACGAGGTCGACCCCAAAGTAGCCAGAGAGCGTGATGATGCCTTGCCCGAGTTCATAGCCGGCTACGGCCGCCGTCGCCATCGAGCCCGCCAAGGCCGGGAGCCCCATATCGCCGACGTTTTTCCCGGCGAGCGCGCTCAGTTCCTGCAACGCCTTGACCGGCTTGCCGATGTTGATCCCGACGGCGCTGAGGGATTGATCGACCTGGTTGATCCCGTGACTGAATTCCTGCATCCCGGCCGACGTGTGGTCCGAGGCCGATTCGAGCTGCTTCAACTTCACGACGGACTTGTCGACTTCGGTCAGGAAGCCGGTGAAGTCGGCCGTCATGACGCCGGTGAGGGCAGCCATTAGGCGGGCTCCTCCGCGGCCTGCTGCTCGGTGTGCTTGTTCAGGTCTTCCACGATCACTTCGTATACCTCACGCGGGAGCGCCCGGACGTCGGTGTAACTGAGCCCCGTGATCCGCACGACCGCGAGATCCGTCATGATGCGAGTGCGGGTTCGGGGATTGTTTTTTTTTCCGTGAGCGCGAGTTCGTTCGCCGCCTCGTGTTGCTTAATCGCCTCAACAATCTCGGTGAGTGTCGCCGTGTCGAGACTCCGCAGCACGTCGCGCCGCTCGTCGAGTGAGAGCCCAAGGTGAAACGCGATCGGCGCGTCGTTGTGCCCGACCAGCGTCCAGCCGACGAGGTAGGCGAGCTGCTTGGCGAAGAACGATCCCGCCGACGCCGCCGTCAACAGGTCGATGTATTCGCCCGCGTTGAGTTCTTTTTTGACCGTGAGGAAATCGCCGTCGGATAACGGCAAGCGGATCGTGTCCGGCGAGACAATGCGATTGCGGCCCATGTGCTCGACTCCTTCACCGCTCCGGCGGTCCTAAGTGTGCCCGTAGACTCGTCTCCCCGATGTCGATCGCGTCAATCGGCCAGGCCCAGAAGCCCTGCGGCCGTGGTGCCGTGAACAAGAGCGGCGCCTGTCGTGCCTGGAATTTATCGATGCGGGCAATCGTGCCGCGCAAGATCCAGGCGCCGCCTTCATCCTTCACGCGCGTGATGCGCCAGCTCGTGAGTTCCACGGCGACACGGTAGCCCCACAAGACGGAGCCCGCGCCGCCGTGAATCGTCAGCGTGTCGAACACGGGCTTACGCGGCGGGCGCCTTGCGCTTGCGCGCCGCGCTGGCCGCGTCCGCCGAGAGCGCGCCGCCTTCGATCACGAACGGCCCCGCCGCCGTCCACGTGCCCGAGACTTTCGGCGCCTGCAAGCTCGCGTCAATGCTGGCATCCATGTAGGCGAGGCCCGACCACAGGAACGTCGGTTCCGTGCTGTTCGGCACGAGCTCGAGCATGCCGGGCGTGTCCATTTCGGCCGCCTCGAAGATCTCGATGTTCGCCGAATTCCAGAAGCCGCCGATCGTGCCCTTGGCGTCTTTCATCCCCGGAATGTAAACGCGGTTCACGTCACCAAAACAGGTGACGTCTTCCATCTCGGTCTTGAAATCGCCCGTCCAGGCGTTGAGCGAAATCAGCAGCACCGGCGTGGTTCCCGCGGCATCCCATTTGACCTGCCCGTAACGCCCTGTTTTGATTGCCATCGTCTCGTCTCCTTATGCGTCGGTGTGACTCATCTCGATAAAATATTGCCCGCCGCGCCGGTTCCAGCGAATCGAGGGATCGACTTCATCGACTTCCGTCAGGCGCACGGGCTCGAGGCGGTGCATCGTGCTCCAGGTGTAGCCGGCGACGGTGAGCGGTTGATCCTCGAGCAGCTCATCGATCCGCGCCGCCGCGCGCTTGATGTTCGCGCCCTGCACGGTCGAGAGCATCCGCGCTTCAACCAGGTAGATCCCCTCTTCGATCGCCCGCCGGCCGAACACGCCGCGGTCGATCGCGTTGATGAACGCGACGATCACAAACCGCGTGGAGCCCGGCGGCGCTTCGTCCCAGTAGACGCCGTTCGGACAGAGCGACAGCAGCTCCGCATCGCTCCCCAGCTTCGCAATCAGCGCGCTCGCAAT